GTTTATATGTGGACTCATTCTCAACCTTCGGGAAATCCTTTTACTGTTATTATTAATTGTTTATATAATTCTATAATTATGCGTGTTGCGTGGATTCGAATTATGAAACGTGATAATCCAAGAATGGCATCTATGAAATGGTTTCGTAAGATGGTTGCCATGATAACTTATGGTGATGATAATGAGTTGAATATTTCGGAAGAAATAATTGAAACATATAATCAAGAAACTATAAGTGTTGTCATGACAGAAATGAAACATGAGTATACTGACGAAGCAAAATCTGGAAAAATGGTGAAATATCGTACTTTGGAAGAAACTTTCTTTTTGAAGCGCGGTTTTCGTTTTTGTCCGGAATTGCAACGTACAGTGGCTCCATTGAAGATTGAAGTCATTTATGAGATGCTTAATTGGACTAGAAATACAATAGATCCTAATATAATTTTAATGTCTAATATAGAAACTGCTTTTCGTGAAATTGTTTATCATGGGCGTGAGGAATATGATAAACTTAAATGTGGTATCACGAAAATACAGGATGATTTACCATCTATACCACAAATTCTCACATATGAAGCTTATCTGCATGATGTTAAATATCTTGCTGATGACCTTTATGATTGGTAAACTAAAATGTGATCTTGCTTTCTTATACAAAATTTAGAGGTTAATTAAGAAGAAAGTAGTGCTATTTCAGTATTTAGGTTAGTTATTTAACTTTACGTCCCAGGATGCCTAGTGGCAGCCCCACAATATCCAGGGAACCCTCTATGCGACGATGTTGATTAGGTAGTCGATTCGTCAAAGAAATTTACCTGCTAACTTTCAAAATTCAAATGTTCAAAATGAGGATCGTGAGCTTACTTCCGAGCAGAGGGAGATTGTTCATTTTACTAGTGAAGGAGTCATTCCTTCTACTAGTGCGGTCCCTGATATCGTCAGTCTTTCTAGTGACTACTTGTCTATGACAACAAGAGAGGATCGTATTCATACGATTACCGACTTTTTGCAAAGACCTATTGTAGTACAGACTGGACTTTGGTCTGCGTCAGATGCAACTGAAACACAGTTGTATACTGCAAATTTTCCAGAAGTTCTTATTGCGAATTCAATGTACCAAGAGAAATTGCGAGGTTTTGTTGGATTAAGGGCAACTCTTGTTGTCAAGGTTCAAGTTAATTCTCAGCCATTTCAACAGGGACGTCTAATGTTGCAATATTACCCCTATGCGCAATATATGCCTAATCGTGTAGCACTTGTTAATTCCACTCTTCAAGGAAGATCAGGCTGTCCTCGTACAGATCTTGATCTTAGTGTTGGAACTGAAATAGAAATGCGTATTCCTTATGTGTCTCCTCATGTGTATTATAACTTAATTACTGGTCAGGGATCTTTTGGTGCTATATATTTAGTTGTGTATAGTCAATTGAGAGATCAAGTCTCTGGCACGGGTTCTGTTGAGTATACTGTGTGGGCACATTTGGAAGATGTTGATGTTCAGTATCCCACTGGAGCTAATATATTCACTGGTAGTGCGCCTAATTTTGTTAGTGAATCCCAGAAGCTTGCTTCAGGAACATTCACACAAAAAGATGCGTACAACCTGTATTCAAAATCTCTTTTTGAAAAGAAACCGGATAAAATTTTTGCACAGGTTGCTTCTGAATTGAAACAACTTAAAGACAATGCTTCACCTTCTGTGGGCATTGGACAAATTTCTGAGGGTTTGTCAACTTTGTCCAGAATACCCGTTCTGGGCAACATGTTTACAAAACCAGCATGGATTTCTTCCGCTGCTGCAAA